TTATCTATAATGGTACTGATTTTGTCATGCGAATTGGAAGAGATAAATACAGGGCCGAAACAAGTTGAATATAAAGTAACTTGCACTACCGGGCTAGTTGATTTAACTATTGAAAACGAAAATGGTGGTGTTTCACAATTTGATGATATGGCGACACCGTGGAGTTATTCTTTTGAAATTAATAAACCAGTTTATGGATATGTATTTGTTTATGTATCGGCACAAAATCAGCAGAGTAGCGGCACCGTGACAGCACAGATTTATGTTGATGGAACGTTATTAAAAACCAGTACTTCTACCGGGGCTTATGTTATAGCTACGGCATCCGGTAGCGTTACATGGTAAATTAATTGTAAACCGGCTTTACAATTAAAATCGGATAAAAAACCCATATCCGCTTTACAAAGAATCGGATATGTGGTAACATTGCCGAAGATGGACATTTGCTATAAATTAAAGTATAGAATATTTAGAGCCTCGGCGAGATTGGTATCTTTAGCAGATGTCCAGCCAATTTCAAAGAGGCTCGTTTTATTTAGGGGGCAGATATGAAAATACATAAATTAGCTAAGTATTTCCCTATACTCGAAGGGGAAGAGTTTGACCTGCTTGTTCAGGATATAAAAGATCATGGACAACTTGAACCGATTGTTACTGTAAATGGCGAGATACTTGATGGTGTGAATCGCTATAAAGCTTGTGAGCAGTTAGGGATATTGTCTTTGATGGAAGAGTATAAAGGCGATGATCCTTTAAGCTATGTTATTTCTATGAACATCCGGCGACGACACCTTGATACAAGTCAGCGGGCTATGTTGGCTACTGAGATGTTATCAGAGTTTGAAGAACAATATAAAAAGAGCAAGGCGAAAAAAGTATCTCAATATAGACGTACTGGTGAGGTAGAGGCCAAAGGGCCTCATCCTCGTCAAGCGACTGATGCTGTAGCTAAAGAATTTGGAATATCAGGAAAAAGCGTAAGAAGAGCCAAGCGGGTAAAAGAACAAGCACCTGAAAGAGTAGAAAAGATTATCAAGGGTGAGGAAACCGTAAGAGCTGTTGATACTGAATTAAGACAGGCGAAAGCCGCCGAATGGGCAGCAGAGAAAAAAGAAAAAGCGACTGAGAAGGAAGTTAAACGCAATCCGAAATATGCAAAAGAATACTTAGATGCAACCAATAAATATAAAGAAAAGATTCGCTTTGCTATTGAGTTTGCTAAAAGGGATTTGTTTGCACCAGAGGCAAAACAATTCATCGCAACCAGACACAACCAGATTAAAGAATTAATGATTAAATTGGAGGAAACAATATGAATGCTAAAGAAACCAGAATGGTAATCGGGGCAGAGATATTAGAAGCTATGCAAAAAAACGAAGACCTTCCCCTGCCTAATGTGCATCGTTTAACAAAAACGATGATGGAGTATTTCAAACAAGATGGACATGCGGATGATCTTAAGGAATTGGATTATATCTGGCGCCCGACCAAGGATTATTGGAGGCGACATATCAGAGAAATTGCTTCCTATTTGGCAAACAAAAGAAAAAAACATTTCTGTTATTACAGAGAATGGGGAAGCTTCAAGGGTATGTGGCAATTTTGTACTAAAGCAGAATACAAAGCAACACTAGAGAGAGAATATTCAGATGTCGCAACAAGAACTGGCGGGTATAACCAGCGACTTGATGAAAGTAAATGGCAATTAGACATACCACATATTAAAGAAGTTCCATTACTTACGAATTAGGAATATTGATGAGCCTATCTTTTATCAAGCTTGATATTAATATCATGAATGATACAAAAATAAAGCTGATTCGGAAAATGCCGGACGGTGCAAAAATGTTTGAATTATGGATCGGAATATTATGTTTAGCCATGAAATCGGGCAGATCAGGAGTATTAGAGATCGGCGATGGAATACCTTTTAATGATGAAACTTTAGCAATAGAACTTGATATAGATTTACCAGTTATAAGAATGGGATTGGAGATATTTAAAAAATTCAAGATGATAGAATATTTTGAGAATGAAGAAATCTATTTGGTAAACTTTGAAAAACATCAACAGCTTGGGAAAATAGAACGTAATAATCAGCTTAATAGAGAGAGGGTAGCAAGGCATAGGGAGAAAACAAAGCATGTAATGATTACAGCGCCATTACGTAATGATGAATTAATGCACCAGACTAAGACTAGAGACAAAGACTTAGACAAAGACAAGAAAGACCGGCTAAAGCCGTATCTTCCTCTTTCTGAACTTCTTTATTATGAACATAAAAAAGTAGATAGCAAATATTTAAGAGGTAAGGTTGTTTCCGATGTTTTAAAAAATTGGGCAAACGACATCCGGCTGCTGGTTGAAAGGGATGGCCGGACAATAGAAGAAGTTGAACAGGTTATAAAATGGGTAAAAACAGAAGGTAACTTTTGGTTTGTAAATATAATGTCGGGCAAAAAGCTAAGATTGCAGTTTCCGAAGCTGCTATTGCAGATGAAGCAAGAAGGCAAAAAGCCTGGCGGTTTTAAAGGTACCGATAAAGAGCTGCATAGCTATGATGAATTTTTTGGGGGGAGTAAATGAATAGGTTTAATTTGAAAAAAAAGAATTGTCATGTATGCGGCAGACCATTAAAACGAAACTTTGAGGATAAAACAGAATGGTGCAATAATGCCAAATGCCAGGTGTATAAGGTTATGTTTTCGATACCGTATAAACTAAAGACAAAGTCCGCAGGGGCTATAAGAGATGCGATAAGGAGATAGAATATGGATATTAACAATTTAGTAAAAAAAGCACATAAAGCAGCAGTTGATAAAGGATTTTATCCAGAAGGCAAAAATAAAAACATCGGTGAGCTTTTAATGCTAGTTGTATCAGAACTGGGAGAAGCATTAGAGGCGCATAGAAATAATAATCATACTATAAAACCTGCGAATTTAATAGAATACTTTACGATTGAAAATATAACATTCGATTAGCTGATTTATGCGGATATTTAAAATTAGATATTGAGAAACATATCAAAGCGAAACTAGAATATAATAAAACTCGGCCAGAGAAACATGGGAAGGCATATTAATGACAATACAAAAAGCTGCTGAAATTATACCTGAATTACTTATTGATCAAAAAAGATTCGATGACAGGATGCAGCTATCTCTTGATAAATGTTATGAACAAAATATACCACAAGAGGAAACTGATTTATTATTGCTGGAATGGAGGGGCGGCAAATGTCCTAACTGCGGAACTGAATTCGAAAAGGTAGAAGAGAAAAGTATTATATCAGATTATATTTGGTATCGGGCAAAATGCGAATGTTTATTAAAAGTTGGCGGTGAAACAAAGAAACAACAATACAGAGAAAAGAAAATGGAATGATTTAAAGATTGGGATTACGGAGTAAAAGATAAAACAAATGAAGCTTTTAGAAATGTATACGATATTTGCAAGAATGAAGAATATTTAAACAGTGGGATTATTTTATATGGCGATGTCGGGACTGGTAAAACGCATTGTGCTATTTCTTTGATGTGGGAAGCAAGTGCTAAACCGCTGGCATTAAAATATATAAATATGTCAGATATAACTTCCAGATTTATTAACAAACAGGCAGGATAATCTGATTAATGAGCAGAAAATAATAATAGCTACAACAAACTTTTTGAAAGGATCGGATTTTGTTGATAAATTCGGGCAGGCTATAACCAGCCGGTTGATCTCATATTGTACAATTATTGAATTTAGCGGCGATGATTATAGAAAAAAATTAAAAAATGGAGGATAAAAATGGAAACGAAAGACAAAGTTTATTGTAAAGATTGTAAATATTTAGAGGAAGGGATCGAGGATTATGAGGGTTGTAAATCTTGTCAAAATCCTGTTTGTTTTACTACCATATATGATCCAATTGAAGGGCCGACAAAAACAAGAACATCTGATTGTAAACAAGAAAATAGAGATTGTAATTGTCAATTTTTTGAACAAAAAGAAATAAAAACCAAAAAGAAATGGTGGCGGTTTTTTTGCTGATTACTATTATAGAAAAAACAAAAGGATAGGGGGTAGAGAAAATGAAAGAATATATATTTCGGGCATGGGATAAAGATGCTGATTGTTTTGCTTATTCCGACCAAGAAAACGATTCTTATATATGGGGATTTGAAGATGGAAAACTTAAAGCATGGGTAATTGTAGAATCATTTGGGACACAAGATGAACCGGCATATCATAGCTCTGTTGAACTTGCGAAACCAGACCAATATACTAATCTTAATGATAAAGATAATATAAGATTATATGAAAATGATATTTTGGAATATGATGGGGATAAATGTCCTCATTGCGGAAAAATATTATATGGAGATCATGATTTATATATTATCGTATGGAATGAAAAATCTGCTAGGTTTGAATGCAGAAATTTTGATAATTTTTTATCGTCAGATATTTGGCATACAGACATGAAAAAGATTGGCAATATCTGGAAGAATCCAAAGCTATTTGAAGGTAGGGGGTAGATAAAATGATAAGCAGATATAATTTGAAACCGTGTCCATTTTGCAATGGTAACGCTTTTACACACAACGACTCAATAACAAATAAGCATAGCTGGAAAGTATTTTGTGTTGAGGGATGTGTTGTAATGCCGGGTGACCCGAATGAGTTTTTTACATCGAAAGAAAAGGCAATTGAAGCATGGAATAAAAGAGTGGAGGTATAAAATGACACCGTATGTAGCTTATGGTAATGAAGAGTTAAAAAACCAACCCGAAGCTAAAAAGGGGATGGAAATTATTTGTCCTCATTGTGGCCAATTACATAAACTTGAATATGGAACAGACGCAAAGACAGGTGAAGAGTCAGATACATTAAGTTTTTATAGTTGTCCTATAACAGGTAAGGATTATTTAGCAGGAGTGAATGGAAAATTAATTATAGGATTAAAAAAATGATTGATTTTAAAAAAGGAGGTAATTATGAACAAAAAAGAAGCGATAACAAAGCATGTCAAGAAGCGATTTAAACAGCGATTTGATATTGAATGCAATCGGTTTTTAAGGCGAGCTATTGTCAGGGCTATCCAAAATAATGAATGTGAAAGAATTAGTAAAACATCCTGCGCAAGGAGCGTATATAGAGTCAAGGTCGGCAGCAAAAAAATGAATGTTGTTTATGATAATCGCAGAAGAAAATTAATTACAGTTTTATTTATTGAAAACAAACAAAAACAAAAAGAATGCAAACAACATGATTGGGTGGAGATTTCAAAAGAAACGGCAAAAGCGATCGGTATTTATCATGCTGGAGCCTGCTATCATGTGCAAGTATGCAAGCTTTGCGGTAAAGACCAGGCTTATGATTCATCAGGATAAAAGGAGGAAGATATGAAAAATGAAATAACAGTGGAAGTGCAAGGGCAAACAGGTGATGGTTCAACTGGTAGTGAATATGTGAAGTTAAAAATTTGTTCTCATTGGAATTATGATTGTTTAGTATATATTCATATTGGCAATGAGCAATATACATTTCGTGCAGATGATTTGATTGATGCAATTGAGAGATGTAGCAGATAAAAGGAGATAAACAATGTTAATACACTATGTAAAAAGCGAAAGCGGCAAAAAAGTAGGTGTTGTAGTAGCCTTGAGTTCTAAAAAAATCGGCTATAGTTTGTGTAATCCAAAAGATAAATTCGATAAAAATTATGGAAAGTTTATTGCTGTAAAGCGAGCAGAAAGCGGAAAGAATTTTATTGTTAAATTGGCTGATATTATAAATCGGCGATGCGAAAGAGGAAAAATGGTAAGTAATGTTTGCCGGATAGTACAGCCGATGATAAACATGGAAGAGCGAGCGGGCCGATTTTTCGGAGCGGATAAATGACCGGGGAAATGCCGACTGCGATATTAAAAATGGAAGATATAAAAAAGGGCATAGATATCCTGGACTTATTTTGTGAAGCAAAACTATGCACGTCCAGAAATGAAGCAAGGCGGCTAATGAAGCAAGGGGGAATGTATATCAGAAATAGCAATGGTAAAATGATACGTATATTAGAACCAATGCGATTAATAATAAATGATGGCAAAAAGTTAAAGAGGCTGAATTGAAACGGTTATCGGCAATGTGTATCCGTTTCATAAAATCTTGCCTCTTATTTAGAAAAGGAAAAAGATTAGGAGCTGAAGAGTAAAACGGTTATCGAATTTTAATCGAGAGGTCATTGGTTCGAATCCAATTCTATTTTTCATTAAGTAGATAGCTCAGTCTGGGAGAGCGCTTGGGGAAACCCATTCCGTTTCTCATTCCTTGCTCCTATTATTAAAAAACGATGGAGACTGAATTGTGAAAGGTTATCGTAACTTTGATATGAACTCCTTTTGCTAAAATCTTGTCTCCAATTTTTTAGGAGGAATAGATGAAAGAAGATGAACGATTACAAGTAATAGAAACATTTAAAAAAATGCAAAAAAAATTATGGAATGCAAATAAAACCATAAAAGATGTTGCAACACGAATAAATACTTTAGAAAATAAATTAACTGAAAACAATAATAGGAAAAAAAAGAAAAATCATATTTAAAGAAGGATATTTGATTAGATTGGAGGTAAAAGTGGATTATAAATTTATGAATGTGTCTGCACCGCAGAGTAAATTGATTCTTGGAAGAGAAAAGGTAATGGCCAAACTTTTGGCTGGTGGATTTGCTTTTAAAACGGATCCATTTCAAGCATTAAAAAGATGGCTATTAACCGGCAGCATGGGCAATGCTTTTTATCAAGGCAAACAGGAAATGACAGAAGAGAATGTTAAAATATTTCTGGAATGTGCCAAAAGCGATCCTGACAAGGTTGGTGATCTTATCCTTTATGCTTCAAAAAAAGGTATTTCTGTTCATACTCCGATTTATGCCCTGGTTTGGCTATCAACAAGAGGGAAACCAGCATTTAGGAAAATATTCAATGCAGTTATCAGAACTGCTTCTCATTTATATGAGTTTTTTTCCTATCTTAAAGGAGTGCGGGGAAAGGGCACTGTTATACATAAAGCGGTTAAGGGTTGGCTAGATAATAAATCTGTACAAGAATTAGAATATCAATTTTTAAAATATCAGAATCGTTATGGTTTTGCGGCAAGAGACATATTAAGAATTATTTATTGAGAATAAGAGCATACGAACAAATGAAAACCGATCTTAATGAAGTCGATGTAATAAAAGCTATTAGTGGTCTCAATTTAACTCATGAAATGATACCGGCAAATATTAAAAGAACCAAGGCAATATGGGAAGCATTGTTTATTAAAATGCCAGTAGGTGCTGCTATTCGTAATTTAGGCCAATTAACTGAAAAAGGATTATTTAATAAAATAGCGAATATAGAAATATTGCGAAATAAATTAAAGAGAGAAAATTTGCAAAGGGCTTATATCCATCCTGTTGTTTTAGCATCGGCTTATTATATTTATTCTAATGGCGGGCAACTAGGAAAAACTAAACTTACATGGAAAGCTGAAGAGGCTATTTGTGATATTTTAGAAACTGCGATTGAGGATTGTTTTGATATTATAGAACCGATTAATAAAAGAATTTTGCATGGCCTAGATGCTTCTGGTTCTATGTGGTCACAAAATTTACAACCGCTTTGGCTTACTCCTGGAATTATCATAACTTAATTGGTTTTGATGGAAGTTTATATCCGATTTATTTAACTAAAAAAACCGCTTTCAGGAATATATTAAATCCACAATCACTGGTTTATAAAGATGCAACTCATAATGCAACTGATTGTGCGTTGCCGATAAAATATGCCATGGATACTGAACAAGAATATGATGCTATTATAATGTGGACTGATGGACAATCATGGTATGGAAAAGAGCATGTTTCGGAAGTAGCAAAAAAATATCAGAAAAAATATCCTAATTGTAAAATAATTATTAACTATTTAGTTCCTTATGGAGAAACCTTGAGTTTGTCTGATCCTGCTAATCCGAAGATGTACGATATTATGGGATTTACAGCGGAAACGCCAAAGTTAATAAATATGATTATAAAAGAAGAAATATAAGCCGTTGGCTTATTTAAATAAAAAGAGAAGAGGTATTGAGATGAAGAGGGTTTTACTGTTTTTGATGATACTGCTATTAGCAGTAGGTATTTATGCAGTTGATGTTGGGGGTAGTACTTCCACATCTGGGATGCAGGGAGACGAGTATCAAAAAGTTTGGTTTAACCAGGGAGCTTACCTGGAAGTCGGGCCTTTGCGGTTTGATGCAAACGGTGAATATAACATTGATCTGGAAGCCGATGAGAAATTTTGGGAATATGATTTTGCTGCTAAGTATTCAGTAGCAGGATTCGTATTCGGTTCCAAAATATATGGAGAGAAAGATTTAGAGCTGAGAAAAAATAAAAGTTGGGTAGATTTTATCTATGAGAATTTCGGCTTTAATGTTACTACGTGTACTTTACTTGATCCCGAACAGGAAGATTGGCAGGGTGCGGAATTCTCCGCAACTTATAAACCGGATCCGTTTGAGTTTACCGTAGGCTATTTGTTGACAGATTGCGGAGCCGAGATTGCTGAGGTGGCACCGTCCGAACCGTTGAATGGCGGTGTCTATGCAAAAGTGTTAGTTAATTATTAGCAAATAGGTAGTGGAAAAAATGTATTCCTGGCAGATTAATATTTGTCAGGAATATTTGTAAAGTGAGTTTACAATTAAATTAAAGAGAAGAGGTAAAAGAATGAAAAGAATTGTTTTAGTTTTAATGGTATTTATGTTGGTTTTTTCGGTATTTGCCACAGGGAGCAATATCCAAATCGTGATTTTACAGGGTATCTATGGAAAGACAATATTATTCCTAAATTTGAAGAGGAAACAGGAATTAAGATAGAATTACGGAAATATTCAGATGCTATAGACAATACTACGAAAAGTCTTGATATGGATTTAGCGAGCGGTGAACCTTCCGATGTTATCTGGAGTTATGGTGGGCGAGTCAATAAATTTGCCAATGCTGATTTTGGGGTTAATCTTTATGAGGCATTGCCGAAAGAGTTTATTGATCAATTTAAAAAGTCGGCATTATCACAATTTGAGCGAGATGGTAAATTGTATGCTTTGCCGATGCCTGGATGGGCTGTTTGTTTAATGGCTAATAGAAATTTATTTGAACAGGCGGGGGTTGCGGATGTATTACCGGTCGACGATGATCCCGATAGATCATGGACAGTAGCGGAATTTGATCGAGCAGTTAAGGCTATTACTGCCTTGGGCGATGAGTACTATGGTTACTATATTATTGCAAAAGAATGCGGCGGTGATTATTGGGTATTGAATATGCTGGGTGGATTTGGCGCTAATCTTTATGAAAACGGCAAGGCGATTCTTAATACTCCCGAAGGCATAAAAGGAATGGAATATATTCATTATCTGCATGAAAATGGTTATGTACCTTATGGAGCCTCTGGACTGTATGATGGCGATATGGCTATGTTGTTCAATTCCGGCAAATTAGGAATGCGGGGTTACGTTCCTGCTGGTATAGAGGTAGGGAAATATGCCGTAAAAGACGGAGTTGTAGAGGCGGAATTCGAATGTGTATTAATGGAATATCCGCACGTTGAAGGAGTTGATGGAGTAGCACCATGTTTCGGGCCAGATCTGGCTATGGTTATTGATAATGGCGATCCTGTTCAGTTAGAAAAGGCATTAAAGTTTTTACAATATATAACCGGGGCCGAAGTACAGACAATTTTACAAAAAGTCTATTCAAAATTCAGTCCTTTAAAAACTGCCGGAATGCCGACAAGTTCAGGAACTATTGGCATGGCGATGAAACAGATGTCACAGATTATAAAAGATCGGGGTATTTACGACATGGGCATAGGGTTTCCGGTATATAATGAGCTGCGCCAAATTTGGTTGGCTGTACTCCAGGGCATGTTAATAAATGAGATTACACCTGCCGAAGCGGCAGCGGAATTTGACCGTCGTGCAAATAAGCTTCTTTCAGAATAAAAAAATAAAAAACTATATGGTAGGGTTGGCGTTGATTTCGCCAGCCCTCTTCATATTTATTCTCTTCACAGCAATCCCTACAATCCAAGGTGTTGCTCTTGCTTTTTTTAAAGCTAATGCCAGAGTGAGTCGATTCATAGGATTTGATAATTTCATCTATTTGATAAACGATGACATATTTTGGAAGTCTATGAAAACCACTATAAGCATTGTAGCTTTCAGTGTTCCCTTACTGGTGTTTGTTTCGTTTTTTGTTTCATTGATAGCGCATGATATGTCAAGAAAAATGCAATCATTTATACGATTTGCCTATTATGTTCCGCTAATATCGGCGGGGATGATTATTTCAATTACTTGGAGCTGGATTTTTAATCCACAGCATGGCTTGCTAAATTATATAATAGGATTAATCGGGATTGAACCAGTGATCTGGACAGGAACTATGCCAGCGGCTTTTTTTTCAATTTGCATTGTTATGATAACTTCAGGGATGGGATTAAATGTTATTTTATATATGTCGGCTTTATCGACTATCGATACACAACTATATGATGCCGCTGAATTAGATGGTTGTAGCGATAGACAAAAAGCTCTCTATATTACAATGCCGTTAATGCTGCCGATAATAGCATTTATTTTAATCATGCAAACAATCGGAGTTATGATGATCTGGGAGATACCATATGTATTGACAGGCGGCGGGCCATATTATGCGACAACTACATTGGTATATCAGATTTTTGTACGGGCTTTTCAAAGCGGCAAATATGGACTGGGAGCGGCAGAAAGCCTGGTGGTATTTACAATAATTATCGCATTAACCGTAATACAGAAAAAAATATTGATTGATAGGAAATAAATATGATTTATATTGTCCTAATTGCGGTATAAAATATTTAAAGAAAATGAATCAAAGGGAATATGAAAACTTTCTTGAGCAAGAAAAAGAAGAAACAATTTTTACGGGAGGCACATTATGGGAATAATACCAGGTATTATATTAGGGGCGGGATGTGTGTTTACGTTATTGTCATATTATTATTTTATTTCAGATTGGTATAATAAAAGAATAAAAGATAAATTTGATAAAATAGTCGGTTTTTATCCTATGGCATATATGATGATTTTAGCATCCAAACAGTTTCACAGTAGAAGAAAAATAGATGTTAAAAACAATTAATCAAACAATAATAATATTATTAGCACTAATTCTTTTATTTCCAGTCATATGGATGATAAGCGGCTCTTTTAAATCAGCATTGGGCGCCGTTGCTATGCCGCCGACATTACTACCAAGAAAGCCGACAATCAATAACTATATAACTTTGTTTAAATGGCCGGTTTTAAGATGGACTTTTAATAGTTTTATTGTATCGGCTGCCGGGGCTTTCGGAGCAACATCATTTAGTATATTAAGTGGATATGCTTTCGCAAAAAAACAAATACCTTACAAAGAAACTATTTTTATGTTATTTCTAGCTTCCTTAATGGTGCCAATGCAGAGTAAAATGATACCGTTATTTCTAATGATTAAAAAAATGGGACTATATGATTCTTTAGCAGGAATGGTAATACCAGGATTAGCTTCACCAGTTTATATATTTTTTTATCGGCAATTTTTAAAATCATTTCCGAATGAATTATTAGATATTGCAGAGATCGATGGAGCCGGAGAAATAACAAAATTGATAAAAATAGTAATACCTTTATCGATGGCTCCGGCAGCGGCTATGTTTTTAATCGGATTTATAGGCGGATGGAATGCCTTAATGTGGCAGCTAATAATAGCACAATCAGAAAATATATATACTTTACCGGTCGGCATATTGAAAATAGTAACCAGTGCAGAGATACTTTTTAAATCCGGGCTTGAGCATTATGGATTGAAAAATGCTTGTGCTACATTCGCTTTTTTACCGCCATTAGTAATATTTGCAATGTTCCAAAAGCATTTTTTAAAGAATATTTTTTCGGGAGTAACAAAGGGGTAATTATGACAGATAAAAAAAATAAAATATCATTAGCTTACCCATTAGTCGCTTGGATATTGTTAGTGCCGATGCCGATAGCACTGCCATTTATTCTAATTATTGCGATAACAATGATTTTTGTGTGTTTAATAATAACGATACCAAAAGCGATTATAATATTAACAAAAGACGGAGTTGATTTTATAATAGAATATATAAATTTTAGAAAACAGAGACACAAAATATTAAAAGATTTTGAAAAAAACAAGGGAATAAACAATGGATAATGAAGATAAAAAATTATCTAAAACAGAAGAGATAATAGCCTTTATAATATTATCGCCGTTTTTATTTGTGGGGATGTTTGCGATAGCAATAGGTTTTTTGGCAGTTTTAATTATGGCAATACCATTTTATTTAATAAAACTGATAATAACTGGTGGAGGTGTTTTAAAAGAATATTTAAACTATAAAAAGCAAGTGCGGAAAATATTAAAAGATTTTGCAGAGGGGAGAAAGAAATGAGAATAGGAGCTGTAGTATTAGCAAGGTCTAATTATGGTCGATGGCCGGATAAGATTAAAGCCAAACTGGGAGGAGTACCAATTATTGAAAGAGTGATTGAAAGATTGGTAAAACTAAAGGGCCTTGATGAAATAATTTTATCAACTACTTATTATCCAGAAGACAAATGGTTGATGAATCTTGCGGGGCGATATGGAATTCAATATATTACGGGCCCGCCGGATGATCGAGGATTAAGATATTACGAAGCTGTTGTGAAATATGATCTTGATTATTTTATTCCGATGCCTGCTAATTGGCCATTATTTGAGATAAAAATAATGAACGAAGTGATTCGAGAAATAAGAAAAAAACCAGGGTATGCATATTATAGATATGCCTATGTTCATTCGGAGGGCATTATGCATTCTATACCTTCTAGGGAAATAATAGAAGAATATAAAAAGACTGGAACCGATCAAGAACTATGGTGGCAATCCAAACAATCCAAAAAAGATGGTTTTATTCTGCATGATTGGAAGGAACCTAATTTACGAAATAAATACTTAATAGATTTGAATATCGCTTATCCTTTGCATGTTGCAATATTAAATAAAGTAATTGAATATATCGGCCATTATCCAGAAAAATATGAGGAAATAGAAAAAGCATTTATGGAGATGGAAAAATTATGAAATTATTTGCATTAATAACAGCACGTTGTTCTTCAGAAAGATTTCCGAATAAGGTTATTTCCATGTTGGGCGGAAAACCGATGTTGGAACAAATAATTGTAAAGTGCAAAAATCTTAAAAATCTTGATGGGATAGTTGTGTCAACCTCTTATTTAACTTCAGATGATGTCATTCAAAATATTTGTGATGATAATCAAGTCGAATGTTACCGGGGTGATGTTCACAATTTGGCAAGTAGACATTTGGAAACTTGGAATGAATATGGCATTACCCATGCTTTAACAGTTTCGGGAGATAGCCCTTTTTTTGATTTGGAAATAGCACAAAGACTTATTGATGCAATGAGGAGAGAACCGGACTATTGGACTTATGGTAGTTATAGTCCTTGGGGATCACCAATAAGCGGGCATAATACTGGCGGTATAAAAAAAATATATATGGAATCACAAATAGCGGCTATGAAAAAATGTTCCGATCCAGCAAAAATGGAAGAACAATATTGGTGTTGCTATGTGCTTAAGGAAGGTGATCCATTAATCAAATTGGTTGATTGTAGTGATATTATGCCGCCGGGAAAAACAGCAATTAAGATTGACATTGATTATCCGCTCGAAATGGCAATAATGAATATGGTAATCGATTACTTAGGGTTTTTCCCAGAGAGATATTCCGATATTGAAAGAGCTTACAAAGAGATAATTGAAATATGAATATAGTAAATGTATCTTGGGGGGATCATCGCACTTATGGAGGAAATGGAGATGGACAATTAATTACCCTAGATGCTATTGAGCAGAGAATGGCAATTTGGAAAGAAAGACTGAATGCTGATAAAATATTTTGGCGGGGAACAAGAAAAGCGGAAAACAAATATTTTAATTCAATCTATAATATAATCCGTAAAAAGAAAAAAGCCATTCCTATAGATTGGGAAGACCATGAAATACCGGCAATAGCTCATAGGGTGGGAATGAAAATCTATTTGTATGTCCACCTGTTTGACGAAGGTTGGCCATTGCCGCCGTTAAAAGAACGGAAAGTCAGTTATCATTCTGCTGATACAGCACAATATAATACTCGTATGAGTAGATTCTCTTATGAACATCCTGAATATGCCAGGGTAGATAGAAGCGGAACGAAAAGACAGTGGGGTGTTTTAAGTTTATCTTATCCGGAAGTCCGCAAATATTTCAGAGAATATTTTTTAAGCTCAATAGAAAATACGGATTTTGATGGATTGTTTATCTGTTTAAGATCGCAATCAAAACCGGCCGAATTTGCAGATCAGTTTGGATTTAATGAGCCAGTAAGAAAAGAATATTATGAGCTTTACGGTAAAGATATCTATATTGACGATTTTGATTTGGTTAGTTGGCGCCGTCTGCTTGGCTCATATTTAACCAAATTTATCAAAGAAATAAGACCAGAGCTTAATAAAGCAAATAAATCTTTAGCGATTGGTATTCCTACTGGTGAGATATTGGGGCCGCCAATAGGTAATACGAAATTAGATTGGCGAAAATGGATAAAGGAAGATTTGGTTGATGATCTAATAATAAATCAAAATTCAATTTATTGTCCTTCTATGTTAAATAGATTATGGCCGATGCATACTGGATATGGCTATATTGAGAATTATACAACAGGACGTCGTCTGCCAGAATTAAATGATGATATTGAATATGGTTATCTACCATGTATAAAAAAAACGTCAACTAAATTATATGTGAGTACACAATGGGATTCTGTACAGCCACATAAAGGAAGAGAATTAAAGCAATCTGATGATTATGGTTTAGTATACGGTTCTTTTGAATTTGAGAATCCAGGATATAAAGCGAAGGAATAAATGAAAATTGAATTATTAACAAATCGATTTGTTCCAGAAAATACTAAAAAAGCTGCACAAATAAAAGTAGAAAGTATAATGATTTTTTTAAAAGATGCCGGTTATAATAATATTGTATTATCTTTAGGAATTGAGCATCCTGACAAAATAACAGAAAGCGAAGAATTAATGTTTTTATTTTATTCTGAAATGACTATGCGGAGACTTGATGCAACAATAGATCACTTGATAGCTCATAGAATAAAAGCATACGGAGAGCAAAGGAATGAAAGAGAGTAAGTTTAGGGTATGGAATGATAAACAAAAGCGCTGGGAAACGGATTATGATGATATTTACATAGACCAAGACGGAGAGGCATGGTGTTTTACTGAATGTGGATATGATCATTATATGCGGGGCATGAATCATCTGGAAATCTCATTCTATACCGGCCTCGAGGACAAGAATAGCAAAGAGATATATGAAAAAGATATTGTTAAAGATGTTAATGGAACTATTTATATAGTTGAATGGAGTCCGCCCTATTTTGCCCTATATCGACCAGGGCCAACAAAAGGAAGTTTTTTGGAAACCATGTTTTATGATTTTTATGGTATTGTTATTGGTAATTTTTATGAAAATCCGGAACTTTTAAAGGATTAATCATGAAAGAGAGCAATCTTAATAGTCTGATAGTAAAGAATTTCAAAGATGCCGGTGGATTTAGTTATAAAATAATCGATCCACAATTTACTAATGATGAAAACCAGAGATTTAATCTTAGGCGGCCATTTGATGGAATTGCTGTTGCAAACGGATTTACTTATTTTTATGAAACAAAAATGCTTAAAAATTATCAAGCTTTCCCATTCCGGAAGTTAAGTGAACATCAAATAACCAATCTATGTCTAATAAATAAAAATTCGGTTTTTACTACACCAATGATAATAGTTGGGATATATTTATATCGGATAGGATTTGATTTGTTTTTTATCCAGCCAAACATGAAGGCATGGGAAATGCGCTGCTCAATATTAAAAAGCCAACTTGAAGAATTAAGGAATGAAGGATTATATTTACCGTTAAGAAAGCAAAAATTTGAGGTTTTTAAAATACCATCCAGGATCATAGAAGTTCGGCCATATAAACTTAATGGAAAGCCGAGAGTAGCAATGGTTCTGGATGAAGAGGAGGATGATTATGCAGAATCAATATTGGATTAGTATATTCGATATAATTATTCGTAAAGGGCACTTTACAATTAATTTATTAGAGATTGGCTGGAAAGAGATTGGATATAAATTCCGTATATTTAGATTTCATATAAACGGATTTGTTATAGATTTGCAAATATTAGGAATACCGATAGTAATACCGTTAAGACCAAGGGCGAGGTGATGGTAAAGGAAATCAAGACAGCTTGTAAAGGAGCTGATTTATTGCCGATTGATAAATTGATAAACTTTCAGGGCGATCTAAAAAAGATAACTCCTGAGAATATGCAAAAGCTAAAGAATAATATTATCAAAAACAACTTCAGCGCACCGATATTTATTTGGAAAAAATCTGATAAAAGTAAGGCATATATTCTTGATGGACATAGTCGAGTCAAGGCATTATTGGAATTGCAGAAGGAAGGATATAAAATACCGGCAAAATTGCCAATTGATTATATAAAAGCAATCAATAAAAAAGAAGCAAAAGAAAAACTGTTGGGAATCGCCAGCCAATACGGAATAATAACCGAGGCAGGATTAATGGATTTTATTGATGAAGCCGATTTAGATGTAGATTCTTTATTAAATACAGTAGAAATACCTAATGTTGACATTGTGTTTCCAGAAGAAGAAACCGTTGATGACGATGAAATACCGGAAAAAGTTAAAACAATAACCAAAATGGGTGATTTATGGGAACTTGGGAAACATCGGGTATTATGTGGAGATAGCACCGATGCAAAGCAGATTGAAAAGCTAATGGCGAGGCAGAAGGCGGATATGGTATTCACTGATCCGCCTTATGGGATTAATGCTGTAAATGTAAAGACAAAAAAGACAGGCGGAGGTGGTGAAACAAAATTCAAGGGCAAGATTGGTGGTGTGAATATAGTTGATTCAAAAGAATATTACGAAATAAGAGGAGATGATTCTACAGAAACGACAAAACGTTTTTATCAAATCTGTAAAAATCTGAAATATAAAAACATAGTTCTATGGGGCGGGAATTATTATACCGATTTTCTTCCTATCTCCCGATGTTGGTTTATCTGGGATAAGGAAATGACCGGTAATTTCTCAGAAGCGGAAATGGCCTGGACTTCTTTTCAAAAGGGCGGGATTAAGGTTTTTAAATATCTCTGGAATGGCCTCTCCCGTGAAGGAAATAGAACTGATGAACTGTTGAAGAGAGTGCATCCAACTCAAAAACCAGTCGGCCTTTTTGAGAATATTTTCAGACGATTTAATTCCTATAAAACAATCCTTGATCCTTTCCTCGGTTCAGGCTCCACTCTCATAGCCTGTGAGAAAACCAACCGGATATGTTATGGCATGGAGATCGAGCCGCACTATTGCAATGTAACAGTTCAGCGATATAAAGATTGGTGTAAACAAAACAAAAGGGAGATTAATATTAAATTAAATGGTAAAAAATGGAAAGAATAAAACAATCAAATATAAAACTCGTAAAGTATGCTTAACCGAGACTCTATTAAAAGAAATAGACAAATATTGTAAAGTCGGACTTTACGATAAAACAATATATGGTACATTAGGAATCCCCCGAAGTACCTGGTATTACTGGAAAACCAAAGCTGAAAATTTAGCTAGTGATCTATCGGAAAAAAGGGAAGTTAAATTTGCGACATTAAAAAAGAAACATGAAGCAGAACTGCTTTTAAACTTCCTGGATATTGTAAAAAGGGGTAGGCATGCGGCTATTTTAAGAAATGTATTGCTTATCGAAGAGGCGGCAAAAACCAACTGGTTTGCTGCCGCATGGTTCCTTGAGAGGATGGAGCCCAAAATATATGGCAAGAGGGAGACTATAAAACAGGATATTGATATGACAGTCAAGAAAGCCTCGCCGATAGATGAAATGTTAAATGCCGCCAAAAAGGCTAAAGAGTTAGGATATGTCCCAAAAGACATTATTGCGTCCAATAATTAAAGAAGAACAAATTTCCGATACAGCAAAAGCTCAAGCGGATCTAGAATATACCTATTTTCAACATCCTGATTTTTTTATAGAGCATAAACTTGGAATTAGATTATGGTCTGGAATGCGGATGGCGATAGATGCTGTATGGAATAATAAAAGAGTAAGCATAAGAGCAGCTCACAGTATGAGTAAAACAAAATGTGCAGCGGCTATTGCTGTGACATATCTTAATCTTCATGAAGATGCGATTGTTGTAACCACAGCCCCAGGTACTCGACAAGTAGAAAAACTTTTATGGAAAGAGATCAGAGAAATTTATATGCGGGTTGGTAATCAGCTTCGGGGAACCTGCCTTCAGGTAGAAGTAAAATGTAATCCTGAAAGCTATATGATTGGATTTGCTACGGATAATGCCACAAGAATAGAAGGTTGGCATAGTGCACATATTCTTTTTATTTTAGATGAAGCAAAGGGAATCCCACAATGGGTTTATGATGCGCTTGAAGGTAGTATGGGCGGACAGGCTAAAATGCTGGAAATATCATTCGGAAGCATCACACTGATAAAAGAAGAGAATGGAAGTGCATTAATATGTCGGCCTGGGATTCGCCTTTTATAAATCCTGCTAAAGTCAAAAAAGAATATAAAAAATATCTCAATAAAAAACTGTATGAATATGGCAAGTTTGAAAATAAAGCCGAATGGCCAGCGGTATTAAAAAAACAAATACAAATAGCCGATGATGAATGGATTAATGGCCGAGAGAAGGCATGGAAAGAAGACCGGCTAGATTTGTGGTCATGTAAGGTTGTTGGCAATTTTTGGGAGCAAGGTACTGATAATATTATACCATTGGCATGGATAATGTCGGCTGTTAATGCTGAGGTAGATGATATAGGGCCTTGGGAATTTGGGCAGGATGTAGCTAGATTTGGGGATGATAGAAGCGTGTTGACCGAGTTAAAGGGCAAGACAGTATATCCGCAAAAAGTATGGGGCAAGAAAGATACCATGGAGACAGTCGGTATTATTGCTAATGAAATGTTAGAGCGAAATATAACGCCGGATCGGACAGTAGTGCAGGCAGTTATTAAGGTTGATGCAGATGGGGTTGGTAGTGGAGTATTTGACAGATTGGCTGAATTGGGATATGCTTGTTATGGATTGATGAGCGCTAAAAACGCTGCAAATAATGAGAGGTTTTATAATTTCAGATCGGAAATGTGGTTTCATGCCAGGGCGATATTCAAGCGGCAATTTGAAGAGGGGAATGTTATTTCAATTCCTGATGATGATGAGCTTATAGAAGAGCTTGGCGGAATGAAATATAAAATTCATAGTGATGGTCGGGAAAAGGCGGAGTTAAAAGAAGATTATAAAAAGCGATTGGGTAGATCACCAGATAAAGGGGATTCTTTTATATATTGTATTGCGCCGGTAGAGACGTTGATCGAAGAGGATTACGAAGAGGCAAGAGAAGGGGAAGGAGTATTGTTATGAAAAAAGATATAAGAGCAAATAATGAAGATTATTTTCAAGTTCTCTGCCCGTGTTGTGGTGGCAAAAAATATCAATATAATAAATTAACTGGGATAAATATTATTTGTCCATGTTGTAAGGGATCGGGATTAGATTCGGTGCATAATCCTAAAACGGAATTTGAGATAATTGGCGCATGGGATAAAGAAAATTCAAAAGAGATTAAGGGGTAAAATATGGATATAGTAATAAATATTGAAGAAGGCGAATACCAGGCATTAATAAATGATAAAAGAGATTTTAATAAACAGCCAGGATACCATTTTCATGTATGCTATAAACGGCCTAAAAAAACGGCACCAGGAGATAAAATGTATTTCCAACATGATAATAAAATAATGGGCTATTGCGATATATTATCTATTAAGAAAATTAATGATGAAGTGCAAACACAACTTGTGGGGCAATTATGGCGATATAAAAACAAAATAATAATTACATGGTTAAAATCATGCTGGTATAAAAAGCCGATAAAATATATTAAAGACATAAAAAAATGGAAGTTTAAATATTTTGATTTACAAAAACTTTTAGGGAATAATAAAGAACCGGCATTAATCGAGATGGAGATACCATGCAAACAGAAACCAATAAACCAGAAAGAAGCTATCAAAATACTAAAGAAATAAATTTACGGGAATATGCTGACCGAAGTTGTAAAAAATGTGCGCTTGTGTTAAAAGAAATTATCGGGCTGGACGGAAGTATAGCATAACGCCGGAAACTCTGGTTAAGGATATTATAAGGATGGTTAAATCGTAAAATAAATTTATTTATAATAGCTAAGCAGGCAGAGAAACAGACAGACAGAAAATAGATAGGAGATAGATATGATTTTGAAGATTAAGAATCCAAAATGGAAAAACCGGTGGGAATATTATGAGAATATTAGCGAAATTGCGGTTGGTAAAGATCAATATTATGTAAATGAGGATGGAGATGTTTTTCATACAACAGGAAAAAAGGAATCAAAAGAATCAGGAGAGCGGGTAGAAATAGATATGAATTTTATATCTATTCCTACAGCCAATACTGGTATAACTGTTTGCTTTTGTAAGCGAAATGGAATAGAGTTAGCAATAGCATTTGATCCACGAGCAGATGTATATTTACTAAACAACGATGGTAAAATGATAGAAACATTATAAAAATAGTTTACTTGGCTATTTTATTAAAAGATAGAAGTGAAAGATGCTAAATCGTAAAGAGGGTTTATAATTATGAAAATGCAAAGTCGTATTGTTTATAGATTGAAATACAGGATTAATTCTCACAAAAGAGTGAATAAAATAAAAACGCTTATTCTTTGTTGTAGCGAGTGGTTATTAAACAAATTATGCGGGGTATCAATAGAAATGCACTTAATTAATAGTGAATTCGAAAAAGTATTTAATCATAAAGAGGATTTATAAATAATGTGTGATTTATGTGAATTGAAAGGTTGTCCGTTTAAACTAACAATTTGTAGTACATGCGGGATACCATTAATAGTTTCAACAATTCATAAACCGGAGTTTTCAAATGCAGAAAAAGAATTAATTCAGAAGATATTCGTAGGTAGAAAAATACGTTGGGAGTAACGCCAAAACAAAGAACACGCTCATTGTCATATTTTATTATAAAAAGATTTATAATAAAAGGAGGTTGGAGATGAAAAAAAGAATAGGATTTAAAAAGCGATTTATAGAATTACTATTAAAACTTTCTATTTTAAATTATAAAGAATTATGTTTAATCGGAGCAAAATTGTTTGAAAAGGAAGCTAAACTAAGAGGAGAAAAACCAATCAGAAGAGGAGTTTTAAATGCCGATCCCAACTGTAAGACCTAATGAACAAGAAAAGAAATTTATTGCCCGTTGTCTATCTGATCCTACTATGGTTGCAGAATATGAGCAAAAAGTAAGAGCTGGTATATGTTACAGCCAATGGCGGAAAAGTAAAGGAATAAAAGAAAGTTTAAAACAAGGTGCAAGCGGTGACATTATTCTTGCCAATACTGGACAATTAATTTCAGATGGATATAGTAAAGAGGTAGCCGAGATAATAGCAGAGTTTTATGCAAATGGTGAATATTGATGTTTGAAGGATTAAAAAGACGCCGACTTGATCAAATATTAGGAATCAAGCAAACAGAATTAGCAATTAAATATATTGAGCAATTGGAAGCGGAAACATTAAAATCGCTGGATAGTCTGAAAGACAAAGATGAAGATCAGTGGATCGAATTGGGAGCTTCCAGCGAAAAAGAATTAAGTGAGACAGATAGACAAGCTACTAAATTTTATTATAAAGAACCCCATGCAAGAAATATTATTCGATTAATTGAGAAATATGTTGTGGGCCGGGGATTTCAAATATCGCCAATGTCTACCCTTGAATCGGTGGTTGATGTTTGGAAAGAATTCTGGAAACACAACAGGATGGATTTGCGCAAAAAAGAAATTGTACGACGGCTTATGCGAGATGGTGAAATATTCATTCGATATTTTGATGATGGTGGGATAATAGCTGTACGCTTTATGAATCCAGATAAAATAAATGATCCCGATAAAGAAGATGGAATAGTTGGGATTTGTACACATGGGATTGAAACCGATAAAGATGATATTGAGAATGTATTGGCATATTGGTACAAGGGCAACAGGATACCTGCCGAAGAAGTAGATCATAATAAAATAATGGTTGATTTTGATGTCAAGCGAGGCCGATCATTTTTAGAAATAATTGCACCATTAGTAAAGATGTATAATGATTGGCTCAAAGATCGGATGAGATTAAATAAGGTTAGAGCGGCGGTTGGATTAGTAAAAAAAGTAACAGGCACGCCGACACAAGCGGCCAACATAGCAATGGCAGACAGGATTAAAACCAGCAAACAGTTGGCACCTGATAAAACATCTTATCATAGAGCACCGGAAGGGGTAAGTGTTTTCACTACAAACAAGGGTGTTGAATATGATATGATGGCACCTAAATTACAAGCGAGCGATGTGAGATATGATGGTAGGGCTATTTTATTAGCGATAGCCACAGGAGTAGGGATGTCTGAATGTATGATTAGCGCTGACAGCTCTAATGCCAATTATGCGAGTTCGCTGATTGCTGAGGGCCCGGCAGTAATGGAGATTGAGGATTGGCAAGATTATTTTTCGATAGTATTTGAAAATATTTTTGAGAGAGTTATTAAACATGCTATAGACAGAGGCAAACTGCCGACCCATGAAATATATAAGAAGAAAATGCCAAAAGAAAAAAACGGCACAACTATAACAGTAGAGGAAGAGGTAAGAGAGCCTGTCAGTACAGAATGCAATATAATATTTCCTGAGATTGTAGCCAGGGATATAAAAAAACTATGTGAAGCTTTGGTGTTGCAAAGAAACGAAGGTTGGATTTCAGACCATACCGCGGCCGCCGATCTTGACCGGGACTATGAAGCAGAACAGGAATTAATCCGGCAAGAAGAAGAAAACGAAACGGGCGGTGAGGCACCATTACCAGAAGACAAAGAAGATGAGGCATTCAGGAAAGCAGCAAAAGAAGAATTACCAAAAGAATGACAATAGATGAAGCCGATAAAAAAAATAAAGCCGCTATATTAAAAGGCCGTAAAGTGCATCTATCTTATCAGGAGGTAAGTGAAAAACAATTATGGCGGACATATAAAAAGGCTGCCGGGAAGATCGGCACTAAAATAATGCTTGAAGAAGCGCCGATACCAAAAGCGAAATTAAGAGTATTATTAAATAGCATAGATAATGAAATAAAACGGTTAGATAATCGAGTATTAAATTCTATTAATGTTGCAATAAATAAATCGGTTAAAATGGGAATAGATAACTCGATAGATCGGTTATCAGTATACAGAGATCTACTTTTGTTATTGATCCGACATCTTCAGTATTTAATAGTATTTACCATGATGCAATAAGAGCATTATTTCGCAGACCGCTTGATGGTATTGAATTAAGTGAAAGAGTATGGGATGTCCATAAAACAACTATAACTCAAATAAGACGATTAATAGCTAAAGGTTATTTATATGGCGAGCCGAGTTATTCTATTGCGCAACAAGTAAGGCGAATGTTATTAATATCCGATTCGGATATGAGAACAAAAAAATGGAAAGCTTTTTTTAAAGAGCATCCTCCGGGTCGGGGAGTTTATAAGTCTGCTTATAAAAATACTGAAAGAATTATGCGGACAGAAACAAATAATGCTTTCAGATTAGCGCAAAGTGAATATGCAAAAAGCCGGGCATGGATTACCGGAGTTAAGTGGAATAGAGTAGCCGGGGCAATAGAATGCGGGGAATGCGATACTTACGCATCACAGGATTTATATGGATTGGGAAGCGGTATTTATCCTGGTGGAGAAATACCAATATCGCATCCTCAGTGCTTATGTTACTTGACCGATGTTATAAGAAGAGATATTTTAAAAAGTGGAGCAACTGTAAATGTTACAAAAAGCACTTGACAAAAATATAATAAATAGAAAGACTATATATAGTAAGGAGTTTTTATAATGGGAAAAACCACTACGAAAGAAATGGGTAGGGTTAAAGTTGAACAAAAATATGTTAATCATATTGAACAAGGGTTATCTCTATCTGGTGGCGTGATGATGAATGAACTGGGAGCTAATCTTGCATTAAAGTTTGGCGGTTGGAAAAAGGCCATGGATGATGCAGGGAATCTTGATTCAGACACAAAGGTCAGGATTAGTGAAAAAAGATTAGTTGGAGAAGAACAGATTAAGGCGGCTTTATTAAAAGCAAGAAATGCACGCAAAGATGCGGAAGAATTAAGAAGAAAAGAAAACCATAAATATTTGAAAATTGTAATTGCTTACATAAAAGAAAATTATGGTGAAGAACGGCGGGAAATCATAAATGAACCAAATAGCAGATTAGTTGGTTATGGAGACCGGATAGAGATAGATAAAAACAGGCATCTGCATAAATTATGGTAAGTGGATAAAGTAACAAATAATGTTTTATATGCTGTTTATTTAGACCAGCAAGTTCAGAAAATATTAGAACAAGACTCAAGTCAGCGAGCATGGGCTGATGTAGATAAAAGTAAACTACCTAGATCGTGCTTTCTGTGGATAGAAGACCCTAATAAAAAAGCAACATGGCATTTACCGTATCGGGAAGGCACGGGCGGACTAGATCCCGATACAAAAATGTATCGCAGCGCAGGGCCGGTTAACCTTGGCGCTCTACGAGCTATTGCTGCTGCTTTGGGCGGGGCAAGAACCGGCACGCCAATGAAAGTACCTTCTGAAATAAGATCAAAAATCAAGAAATTACTCCAAAGATATAATATAGGCGAATACAAAGAAAACAAGCAGGGGGATAAAGTGGATATTGAAATTAGAGAAGCTATAATTGATAGACAGTTTGTAGAAAACAGTATTGATAAAGAAGCACGAATAATAAAAAATGTTGCTATCTTACGGCCAACATCTTCTAACACATATATTAAGGGTACTAAAGGCACAAAATTTTCAGAACAGGCATTAAAAGATATTGCAAAATTGATAACTGGAAAGAAATTTTATATAGATCATGCGAGTGAAAGTGAGGATCGAGATAATAGAGGCGTTCGGAAAACAAGCGATTTAGCTGGATATTTTGAAAATGGCCGATTAGAAAACAATGTTGTAAGAGCTGATATTCATTATTTAAAAACAAATGCAGAAAGGCTTGAAGATCTAGTTGACAACATGGCCGATAAAGTGGGATTATCAATACATGCTTTCGGGCCGATGAGTATAGATCGAGATAATAATGTTGGCGTTACGGAAAGCATTAGCAAATTAGCATCCGCCGATCTTGTAACCGAGACAGGATCAACAATAAATCTATTTGAATCTAAACATGGAGAGGAAGAGATTGAGGAAATGGATTATACAAAAATCGAATTAAAAGAGCTAAAAGAATCACGGCCTGATATTATAGAGGCTGTGCAGAGCGAGGTAAAAGAGAATATGCAGAAAATCTAATGAAACTTTAACCAAAGAAAATATCGACTTGAAAAAAAAGGTTGATGAAGCCGAGGTTAAAGAAGCTGCCAGAAATCGAGAGGTGAAAATTCTTGAATTTATCGAGGTGTCAAAGCTAAAAGATAATAAAGAATTTGTAACACCAAGGTTTATGGAATCTTTGAGAGATGGAAAAGATGAGGCGGATATAAAGGCTCTCATCGAGGATCGAGTAAAATTGATCGAAAAGTCACGAGAAGGCGTCAATGGCATGGGCGATGAAACCAATACTGATGGTGAGCAGACCCAAGAAGTCCTTGAGGCAAAAAAGAAAGAGTACGAGGCAGTTATAAATGAGTAACAAAATGCGATACAGATGGGGCCCGCTTGTTTTGAAGTGGGTTGATAAATCTGCAACTGTAGATGTTGAACAGGGCGATATGCTGAAATGGGTTGCTGGTGGAACAGTAACTCCATGTACTACATCTGCTGATTCAAAAAATCTGGTTGGGATTGCTATGAGTGCATCCCCGACAAGTGATGCGAGTGGCCAGAGTGTAAGAATGGCAGAAATCGGGCATGGTACGGTTTTTGAAATGACCGTTGACGATAGTTCAACATATACTGTTGGCACATATTTTAAAATTACCGGAAATCAGACGCTTGATTCGATGGGAGAAATGACTACCATTTCTTCTTCAGCGACTAATGCGGTGGCGGTAAGCATCCAGGAATTGGGAACAGCAGGAACAGAGGTTCTAGTGCAGTTCTTACCTGGAAAATTCCAGGCTGAAATATTGGCGTTATAAGGATTATCTAATGAATTATACAAGACTTAAAGAATTATACGAGAGCGACGGAGAAAAAAGGTTCGCTGTCAATATGCTTAACATGATCCATGAGGGGAAACTCAACGCCGAGAATTTTTCACTCAAGGGACTGTGGGAAGCAATGGGAAGACCGGATTTTGCAAGAGATAGAAACATCTTAGACAGAGCGGTAACCGAGGCAGAATTTAAAGAGGCCGTGGATAGCTCGACTTTCCCGAAAATAACTGGAGCACTAATTAACAAAGTGGTGCAGGAAGCCTATGATCTGGAATATGGCATAGGTTTTCAGTTGGTTACAAAAATACCATCTACTCAAAAAGATGATGTTATTGTCGGTTTTGCTGACGATGATACCATGCAAGAAGTGCCGGAACTGATGCCTTATCAGGAAGGTTCGGTTACTGAGAAATATCATAAAGTTAAAAACAGAAAATGGGGTCGGATTATTTCGGTGTCTGAAGAAATGGTAAAATTCGACAAGACACACCAGATTGTAAACAGAGCAAGGCGTGTTGGGGAAATGGCAAAAGCGAAACAAGAGGAAATCATCATAAGTGCAGTTACGGAATATGTTTCTACTGGTGAATATGCCTCATGGCGGCCGGGCGGAACAGCAACTACATTATATAATTCAGCATCAGCTGATCCCTATACCAGCGATACGCTAAACAACTTGGGAACCAATACGCTTGCCGATGAAACCGATCTTGATGCAGCAACTGCGGCTATGGCTAGTTATACGGATGAGAATGGAACTTTACTGGCATTAGTACCGAAAGTTTTATTTACTTCGATGGCCCTTATGGGTGTCGGAAGGACAATTACCAGATCGAAACAGAATGTTATATTGACTGCGCCTGCGGGCAATTTCAATGTGTATTCTCAAGAAATGGGAATTAAGCATCTTTACAGTCCGTATGTGGATAGTCTGAAGGGTGCTAAATATTGGTATTATGGCGATCCAAAAAAACAATTTGTTTATACTGAAGTATTTCCTCTTAGGACTTTTCAGGCTAAGAAAGGGAATGATCAGGAATTCGAGAGAGATGTTCTTTTTCGCTTTAAAGCCCGGTTCATGGGCGGCTGCGGAGCGATAACAAATCGCTATGTGTTTGCCTCCACCGGCGCGAGTTAAGAGGTTATAAATGAGTACTGTAACTGATATGCTGGCTACTCTTGATGCAAAAATTGCTACTATTATAGCAAGTCCTAATGACATTGCATCTTATAAATTGGGCCAGAAATCGGTTAATAAAAGCGAGATTTTAAATACTTTACTGAAGGCAAGGGCTCAATATCAGGCCCTTGCCGAGGTAGAGCCGTATGAAGACATCCGGCAT